GTGCGCGAACGCTTGCGGCTGTAGTTGATGCTTTTGAAAGCGGTGTAGATCTGGTTGTTGATCTTGATCTCGATCGACGAGTAGCCGTGGCGGACACCGTTGATCAGCGGGTACTGGATAGGAGTCGGCATGGGTTCCTCACGCGGCGTTCGTGTTCGCGAACCCGATCGTTACGTTCTCTTGCAGGATGTACCCGCGGCTAGTGACAGTCACCGTGACGTTGACCGCCTTGGTCGTAAGCACGTTGGTGGTGCGGTCGACCACAACGACAGCGGCGCTGATCATCTGCTGCGCCGTCATGCCGCTCGCCAGCGCGCTCGAGAGCGAGGTCTCTATGCCTCGCGCGTCGTTCTCATAGAGCGTGCCGTTGAGGTTCGCCCGCACGTCGGAGTTGATGACGTTCTGCCCGACCTGATGCACGATCGAGCAGGCGACATCGATGACGTTGCCGAGCGGCAGAATCGAGAAGTCAGAGCCCGGGGCGCTCATGAGGTTCGGGTTCGTGATGAAGAGACCGGGGACGCCGATGCGCGTACGGGCCGTGCTGAACCGCGCCGCGTCAAGCGCGGGGGTAATGCGCTCGTCGTGGTAGACAAACCCGTCGCTCGGGTCGTTCACGGGGTCGATCGTCACGTTGCCGAGCGAGCCGTCCCGAACACGCCCTGCGTGGCGCTGGGGGGGGATCTGCACCGCACGAGCGCCGAGCGCGAAGCTGAGCGGGCGGCGGTAGCGGAATGCGGTTCCCAAGATCGGAAGCGCCGTCGGCATGTTGTAGTGTCCCGCGTTCACGCACGAGCGCTTCGCGTTCACCGCGCTGTAATCGAACGCAATGCCGGTGCCGGTGCTTCCCAGCCAGTTGGCCTCGGTCTCGGCCGTGCCGCCCCACTTGACGGCGGGCGACACGTCGCGCGTGTGGGCGATGAGCCGAAGGAACAGGTAGGATGTGGCGCTGGTGTCGAGCGCTCCCTGGATGGTAGTAACGTCGGTCCCGCCGCACTTGCCGACCAGTTGCGAAGAGCCCCATCCCGCCTGAGCGTAGGGACTGCCGAGCAGGGCGGTAAGGCAGGCGAGGACGCCCGCGGCGTTCCACAGCGGCTCGATTGTGCCGAAAGAAAAGGTGTCGCCCGGAGCCAGGGTGCCAGCGGCGAAGCTCAGGACGACGCCCGACGAGGCGATCGTACCAGGCCCGGGGATCGTGTACGATGTCGTCGCGGCGGGAAGCGCGATGGAAGGCGAGAACTGGCGGCCTCCGTCGAGCGATATCTGAATCTGTGCGCCGCCCGCCAGGATGGTAAAGGAGGCGAGGGACACCACCTTGACCACGACGTAGTACGTGTCCACCGGGGTGCCGGTGACCGTGATGACCGACGTGCTGGTGTTAGACACCCCAGCGATGACTGCGCTGGCCGAGCCTGTCGTGGTGCTGGATGCCTTGGTCGCGATGACCGTGCCACCCGCGCGAATCACGAGCGCCGCGGCTTCGACCAGCGGCCCCGCGCCGAACGTGCTCAGCAGCGTAGGGATGCTGCGTGTCGCCAGCGGGGTTGCGACGGTCCCGATCGAGGAGCATCCGATGATCGCCTGGACGTTCTGCGCCGGAACGACGATGTTGGAGCCGCCATCGGCAATCGTGATCTGAATGTCACCTGTTGGCATGGCTTACCCCTGAAACCCGACTTCGGGCGGAGACCCGTCGGCGGGTTGAAGTTTGACGGTCATTGGTCCGGGTCCCGTGCCGTTCGGGGCGTACGGGAGGAGGATGTCGAGCACGGGAGTTCCTATCTCAATCGAAAACACGAACTCGCGGCCAGAGCGGTACAGCTGCGATGCGCTCACCTGCGAGTCGGTCCACTTGCCCGCGCCGAGCGCATACGAGCCCACCGTGAGCTTGTGTGTCGACGCAATCACTTGGTCGTACAGAACCTCGGTGGAGTCGAAGTCGGCCGTCTCGGATTCCGGCGCAGGGTTGATGCCCCAGCAGTGAATCTCAAACGTCTTGAAGTCCGTCGCTATCGACCGCTGCTGCCACTGCGAAAGAATCTCCGCCGATGGCTGCCCCGCGACATTCGCCCTGGAGTACACGGTGCGAACGCCGAACTTCGAGGCCATCGGAATGAACACGATGCGCGGCGCGGAAGACTGTTCCATCACATGCTCTCGCCCGAGCAAGATCCGCCCGTCGGTGAGAGCGAGCGTCACGGTGCCGCCGCTGATGTACGACGCGTTGCCCGCGACCGGCGCCTGCACGCCCGTGGCCGAGACGCTGTAGAGCGCCATGGCCGATAGCGTGGTCGGGATGGCAAGGAAGGTTCCGTTGGCCGACGTGGTGCCGACGATGCCAGCGATGCTGGCGTGTACCGGGCCCGTAAAGCCGTGCGGCGCGGCCGTGGTCAGCACCACCGGCGCGGCGTTGCTGGCGCCCGCCACGGCTACGCTGGGGGCCGCGGCGTAGCCGGCGGCGACCAACGATGCGCACACATCGATCGAAAGCAGGGTGACGAGGGCGGAGATGCCCGACATCAGAGCGCCCCCTTCGGCAAGATCCGCTTGGCCACGGCGGTGATCGCCGTGTCCCATGTCGCGGGCAAGCTGTCGTCCGGGAGGATGGGGCGAGCAGGCATCGAACCCGTGCCGCCCTGGTGAAACTCAGCGGGCGATTCGACCGTGGCGTAGATCTCCAGACCACGGCCGACAACCTCTACACTGCCGCGCATGGCGCCGGAGTCCGTCAGCGGAGGAGCCGATCGCCCACGGGCCCGCGTAGATATAGCCAACGCGGCCCACGCACCGCCGTCAGGGTCGGTGCCTGCCACGAACTCCTTGGCAAGGAGCTTCGCGATCTTCGGCGCCGCAGCAGCTGCGATCTTGGCGACCTTATTAGGCAGCGCCTGAAAGTCGGCCGCCGCTTTCGCCAACCCGCTGAAGTCGCCCGTCATGCCCATGTCAACCCAGCACCGTGCCCGCGGTGATTTGCGTGCAGCCGTTCGGAGACACGACCTGAATAAACGAGGGAGCGTTCATGGGAACGTACGTCGCGACGTAGCCGAGGTCGGCCGATGTCATCACGAGCGGAGTCGCCCCAAACTGCATAGTGAACTCCAGCCAGCGCGAGGCAGCCAGAATCCAGTATCGAATCGTCGGCGGGCCGTTGATCGCCGCGAGCCATACGAAGTCATTGGTGGCCGAGTTGAACGTCCCCGGCGCAGGCGTCTGAAACGTAAATATTCGGTTCGGCGCCGGCGGCGTGACGTTCGGCACCGCATCGGTATTGAGCACGGCCCCGCCGTTGATCAGCACGTAACGAGATGCGCTCATATCACCAGCCTCGATTCGCGGCGGTAGCGCCGGTGAAGACCTGCGTGACGCTCTGCGAGGTAACCTTCGGCTGCCCGTAGTAGGTCGCCTGCGTGTTCTGCGGCGTGACGTTGGGGTGCGCGGCCTGGCGCTGCACCTTGTTCAGCCACGTGATAGCGTCATCAAACCGCAGCTTGATGTTGATGTCTGCGCCAGCCGCGGGGTTGTATCCGCGAATGGTCAGCAGGTTGTAGGCGGCGATCTTGGCCGTCGCCTCGGTGATCTCAGATCCCCAGGCAAGCAGCGGCAGGGCGTACCTGCCGCGTAGATACGAGTCGACCTTCTGGCTTGCCACATCGAGCGCGCCAGCAATCTGGGCCGCCGTGAGCTGCCCGAGCGCGGTCAAAGGCAGCCCAAACGTCGTCAGGTCCGTGCTCGATGCGTACGCCATGGGGGGCTCGAATCAGGCCACGCCGCCGTTGCTGATCGCCGACAGGAAGGGAAGGCCCCACGCGGGAGCCCCCCGAGCGCGCGAGCCGTACAGAATCTTGTGCTGCTCGAACACGACGGGATCGCCGGGCTGGATGCGCGGCACGAAGTCGGGGGCCTCGCGCTGAAGCCAGTTGAAGGGCATCATCGGCCCGTTGGTACACATCATGTACCAGGTGTTCGGCTGGCCGTTCAGATCGGCGTTGTGAAGCAGATCGGTCCACCCCTTCAGGGGGTTATCCAACGCGCCGACGAAGGGCGCGTTGGGCGTGCCCACGGCACCGGTACCGAGCCCGTTCAGCTGCGGGGGGCCGAAGAACTGGCTCTGAAGAACCGTCATCATCGCGCCCTTCAGCTGCATGGGGCCCATGACGAGGTTCGGCGTGATGCCAAGGGCCTCGCCCGACTCCGACTTGCGAGAGGCGAACTCCTGCCAGAGGGTGTTGAATCCCGTGGTCGTGAACGCGCCACCGACGTTGACGGTGTTCACCACGAAGCCTGCGGCGCCGCGGAAGTCGTTGCAGTACGTGCCCTTGGAGGCGTCGTAAAAGTCGATCGGATGCGCGGTGCTGAAGTGCGTAAGGCCGTCGGTGCCGAGCTGGCGGACACCGGTCTGGGCCTTGACATTCTGCAAGAGGTCCCGGATCTGGTAGTCCGGCAGCTTCTTGGCCTGCAGGCCCATGAAGGGGATGGTCGCGTTGTAGATGCCGTACGTGTCGTCCTGCAGCTTGAACTGGTCGATCGACTCGGTCAGCTCGAAGGGCTGTATGACGACGGTGTACGTCTGTGGCGCAGGCTCGCGAACAACGCGGGGGCCGTCCCAGAGCCGATACTGATCGACCATTCCGATCCAGCCGGAGGTCCATAGCTCTGAGCTTACCGGCAGGGTCTGCGCGATCTTGGGGTTCCAAACGTCGGCCACCCCGTACGCCATCCAGAAGCGGTTCTCGAGGGCGGTGAAGAAGAGATTCAGGTTCGTCGGGGTGATCAACATGATCGTATGTCCTTGTGCCTACACGCGCTCAGAAGTTGATGACCGTGACGTTCATGAGCGAACCGTCCGCGGTGTTGATGGTGCCTGCCGCCAGCTGGGCCTGAAACACGACCGAGCCAGTGCCGATGGCGCCCTGGGTCATCGGCGACGGGTTGTAGGATACCGTCAGCGAAGGGGTGAACGGCGTGATGCGAGCCGACACAACCTGCGTCTTCGTCGCACTCAGGATGGGCACGTTCGAGATGGTCACGGTGCCCGTGGGGGCGCCCGCGCCGAGCGAGACCTGCTGCGTGATGCGACCGGGGTACACGCCGGGGTCGGCGGTATCCACGACGCCAGCGGCGTTCGTGATCTTGAACTCGCACGCCTTGAAGACAGTGCCTTCGCCACCGAGCTTGAAGAGCTGCCCCGAGGCGAACGCCGAGCCGGTTACGTACCAGTCGGGCCGCGTCAGGGGCGCAAGGCCCACGGCGACCACGCCGACCACGTACGGGCCGTTCTGGCTCTTCGTGGTCTGCGCATAGAGGAACACCACGTCGCCCTGCACGTTGGTGACGCCGTCGTTGCCGGCCACCGTGTACGAGGCGAGCACGGGCACGTTGGCACCGGGGCCGACGTTGCGCGCGATGTACTGCGAGGCGATGAGCTGGATCTCCGGGTTGACCGCGTAGGGGCTCGAGCCGCTCAAGAGCACATACACACGGCCGCTCGAGGCCACGTTCAGGATCACCCCGGCGACCGGCCGAGTGCCGCCGCCGTCCGTCAGAGAGACGGTGTTGTCATCTACCGCGTAGCAGTAGGTCAGATAGTTGGCCTGCGAGATGAGGTCAGCACCGACGCTGTTCGCGTAGTCAAAACACCCCTGCTCGATCTGCACCGTCTGAGCGCCCTGCGCGCCGTAGGGGATATTGAGCGTGAGGTTGTTGATCTGCCGCTGGCAGCGTCCGAGAATCTTGAACGCCGCGTTGCTCGAGGCGGGAACAGCGAACCCGGCGGCGTCCTGCGCCACCATGGTACCGCCGAAGATCATCGTGTTGGCCTCGACGGGCAGCGCGAGCAGCAGGGGCTCGTACGAGTCGTCGGTGCCTAGCCTGGTATTCTTGATGTCGATTGTGGCTGCGGTCATCGTCGTCTCCTCAGAAGCTCTTGGCGGTGGCGACCTTGGCCATCGACTCAGTCATTTTCGCGTGGAAGGCGGCGAGTTCCGCGCCCGAGAGACCCACGCCAGCCGCGGCGAGAATCTTCTCCTGGTCGCTTCCGGAGGGAGCGCCGATCGGGGCCCCCTTGGAATCCGCACGGGGAACGAACGAGCCGTCCTCCTCGGTGCGAATGCGCTTCGGAAGTCCACCCAGGAACCCCGAGAGGAACTTGTGATCTTTCATGCCCTTCGCGTGGAGGCTCTTGCCCCCGCGGTCGACGGACTGCGCTCGGGTAATCTTCCCGTCCCGCTTGGCGGTCGTCAGCATCGTCTCGACCTTCTCAGCGCGCGCCGAGGCTTCGAGCTTCGCAAGCCGCGCGCTCATCTTCCGCACGCTGGCTTTCTCGGTCTTCAGCGCCGCGACAGCGCCGAATGCAGCCTGCACGCTCTTCGCGCCCGTGGCGTGCTTGACCAGGGCGAGAAGCCTCGAGGGGGCGTAGCGACGGCCGAGCTTCCCCGTCAGGAAGTCCTTTGCCTGGGCCTTGGCCTCTTCCTCGTCCTCCTCTTCCTCCTCTTCCTCTTCCTCGTCCTCCTCTTCCTCCTCGTCTTCGTCTTCGTCCTCGTCGTCGGAGTCGTCGTCCGGGTCGGAGTCGTCGTCGTCGGGGGGGTCGCCGTCGGCGGCGGAAGTCTCCTCCTCCTCCTCTTCGTCCTCCTCCTCTTCCTCTTCCTCTTCGCTGTCAGCAGCGGCGCGGATCGGAGACTTGGCAGAAGCCTTCGGGGAGAGTTTGGCCTTCGCTTTCGGGGAGAGCTTGGACTTAGGCTTCGACTGGTCCTTGGCGTTGGAGAGCGCCAGCGAGGCCCTCTCAAGTTTGGAGAGGAGGACCTTCTTGTCCGCCTCGGAGGATGCCGCACCGAACGCGGCTGCAGCGCGGTCGCGCCGCTGAGTCAAGGTGAGAAGCTTCGCGCTCATAGAGTTTTCCTTCGAGGTGGCAGCCACGGCCGGGGCGACTGTAACCAGTGGTTCACGTGAACCGTTGTTCACAGTAATCGCCGAGTTCGTCACGAGTGTCAAGAACTGATCGAAAGGTGCTACGCCATCGGCCAGGCCGGCCTCAACCGCCTGCGGGCCAATGAAAACGCCAGCTTGCAGGGCGTCGATGGCTTCAACGGAGATGCCTCGGGCTTCGGAAACGAGCCCGAAGAACACGTCTCGCAGGGCGTTCACCCGCGACTGGATGACGGCTACGATCTCATCCGTGAGTACGCGGTCGGGGTGGGAGTCCGTCTTGCGAGCCCCGGTCGTGACGAGCTCTACCCTGATGCCTTCGCGCTTGTTTTTCTTGGTCGCGTCCAGCAGCGTGGCGATGACGCCGACGCTTCCGACGCCCCCGGTATCGGGGAGCCAGACCTCGTCACACGCGGAGATGAGCCCGTAGGCGGCGCTGCACGCGTACTCGTCGGAGTACCCGAAGATGGGCTTTCCATACTGCTTGCGCAGGCGGCGGATCTTCTTGTGCGCCTCGGTCATGCCGGCGGCTTCTCCGCCGGGCGAGTCGAAGCGAAGGACAAGCGCCTTGACGGAGTCGTCACAGAGTGCTGTCTCGACGCGCGAGAGAATCGCATCGTAGGAGTCCCACATCCAGCTGGTGTGGTGCTGCAACGGGCCCTGAATCGAGACGATCCCGACCCCGTCCTCCGTCACGTTCGTCTCAGGCTCGTCGGCTCCGAACGCGAACGTGACGCCGATTGCTTCGGGCGAGAGCGCGAGCAGTTCGCCCTGCTCGGCGTGGGTGCGGAAGAGCGCGCGGGCGGGCGCTCGAGCGGCGTTACGCGGCGTCGGCATCGTCGTCCTTCTGCCCGGAGGGCTTCGGTTTGCTGGGCTTCTGCTTGCCTGGCTTCACGACGCGGGGAACGTCAGGCGCCGGGTCGTCATCCGACGCGGGCGTTCCCACGTCGTCCTCGCTCACGTTCTTGCCGGTCTGAGCGACCTTCGCCTCGACTTGCAGCGGGTCAACGTGCTCGTACTCGCCGAGATCGATCCCGACCTGCTTGGCGAGCTGCGCGGGGTCGACGAGCTTCACGCCCGCGACGCGGAGGTAGTTCAGCGTTTGCGCGAACGACATCATCGTCAGGCTCTTCTCGCGCTTGTCCTCTTCGGGGCTCACGTCCCACGTCGCGACGGGCGCAAGGTCGGGGTCCCCGTGATTCATCAGGCAGAACGGGCGCGCGAGCTGCCGCTGGATCGTCTGCTCCCATCCGCGCGCTTTCGACTCCACGCGAACCTGCTTCACGTCGCCGTGGACGCGGGCGGCAGCGAAGCTGCCTTCCTTCACCTCGGTGGTGAGGTTCTGGCTCATGAGCGCGAGCGTGATTTCCATCCCGCAGGCGTCGATGAGTTGCTGGAATCCCTGCCACGCTGGATCGCTCGGCTCGAGGTACTCCAACCCGTAGGAGTACTGAGCATCGACGCCCTGGGGGATCTGGATCACCGACTCCTGCCCGAGCCCCGCGAGCGATGCCTGAAACAGGGCGATCTGATTCGGGTCGCCAGCGGCCGGGGTTTTCGCCAGCAGCATCGGGAACCCGTGCCGCTCGCTCCATCGGGCCCAGTCTCGCAGCCCGTAGTTGCGCGCGAGCCACCAGGGAGCGACGCCCCACATGCTGCCCCGCATCCAGCCGCGCTGTTCCCCGTGCGGCGCGTGCATGAGCCACGTGCCATCGCCGGTGGCTATCGGGACCTGCCCGTCGAGCGTGAGCGCGACGAAGCATCGATAGGTCCAGTGGTAGTAGACGAAGCGCGGATGCCAGGGTTTCAGAATCGGAATCGAGAGGTCGCCCGACGTGTCCCACACCATCGGCGCCAGTCCGAATCCAAGCATCTCACTCCACAGGTCCAGTTCCGCCATGGCCGCTTCGGTGGCCATCCTGGGCCAGCACTCGCGCCAGTCATCGAGGGCCTCCTGCGCGGCGCTGGAGCCCTTCAGACGCTTGGGGACATCGAAGGTGATAGGGCGGCCGAAGAGCGAGCCGTGAAGGCTGGCCATGGCCGCCTTGACTCGCGAGTCGGCGCAGATGCTGTCGACGAGCTGGCCAGGTGTGTCGAAGAGTCCGACGACGAGTTCGCCGATGGCTGCGCGCACGCCGCCGACATCCCAGCCTGTCTGAACGACGACGTTCGGGATGTCGCGCTGAATGACATCGGCTCGGCCTACCAGGTTCGTTAGCGGGTCGACCGGGGGTTGAAACGCCGGGTCGTTTAGGACGGGGACGACCTTTCCGAACTGGTCGACGATCGACGGAACTCCGCCCGCCGGGCCCGTGCTTCGGATCATGCCGGGGCCCGAAAGCGGGTGGTCAGAGAACGGGTCGATCGAAGGCGAAAAGGCCATCGGTCGCTAATGCCTCGGTCGAGTAAAACGCCTCGGGCTGGCCGTCAGGGCCGTTCTTGCTCGAGATGTAGAGGTAGACGTGCTGCTGCTCGAGCTGCGTCATCTCCTTGACATCGTGCTCTTTGGTCAGCTGCTCGAGCGTCTCGGCGAGTGCCTGGCACTTCAGGCAGTAGAGCATCGTCAGGGTTTTCTCCCCCGAATCGTCCACCGCATCGATGATGTTTGAGATCTGAACCTGCTTCAGAAACGGGCGCATCTTGCCCTTCTCTTTCCAGGTCCACACGTGCGTGGTGTCGATGCGTGCCTGCATCAGACCGAAGCGCTTGCGACGCACGGAGTTGTCGTTGATCTGAGTGCGGATCGGCTGCAGCTCTTGCGTCATGGCTTCTTCTTTTTGATGGGGAACGAGGGCCCTTCGGGACCCCAGGTTGGTTTCTGCCCGGGCTTCCACTTCTCCTCGAGACCCGCAGACTTGGGCTTCGATGGTTTGGGAGGCGGGGGCTTCTTCGCGGCGTAGATGTCGAACATCTTCAGCTCCGGGAAAGGTTGAAGAACTCGCGCGGATCGCTGCCGTCGGAGTCAGCGAACCGTTCCCCGTCGCGGGCCACGGTGAGCTTCCCAACCGGCGCGGTACCCTTCGGCCCGCGGAAGACAAGCCCGTTGATGTGGCGGCCCGCCGCGCCCTGACGCATGTCCTGCGCGGAGCGCGGCAGATCGAACCAGTGCGAGCAAGGGTCGAGGGAGAATGCGTTGCAAAGCGTGGAGTGCTCGATGTCTGCGACGTTGCGCAGCATCGTTGATCCCTCGAACAGTTCGCAGCGCAGCAGGAGATGAGCCATGGGTCAGAACCTCAAGAAGACAGAGCCGGTCGCAAAGAGCGCGTCGGGGCGCATCCCCTGCCGTGCTCGGAGCGGGGTCACGTTGTCATGAGGGGTAGTGATCAAACCGAAGCGGCGGTCTAGCCACACGGCCTGGATGAGCGCGGAAACAAGGTCCGCGTGGCCGTTGCCGATGGTGCGCGGTAGCAAGATGCCGAGCCCACCTCCGGGCTTGGGTCGAGCGCTGACAGAGCGGAGCTGGTGAATGAGCCGCGAGTCGTTCGGGAGCGCGAGGCGCCCCTCGCGAAGTAGGTCGCGCAGGTAGAGAAACGCCTTGTCGCGTTGCTCGCCCGACGCGAGCGCGGGAAGCACGGTCATGCCGGCTTTGCTCCCGTGCTCGATCGCCGTTTCGATGTAGTGCTGGTCGGTCGCGCAGGTGCTCGCGCCGACTTCCCGGGCGCGCTTGGCGAAGAAGGTGATGACGACCGACGGCACGAGCGGGCTGCCTGGCGAAGGTCGCTCGAGTTCCACGCGCGTGACAGCGACGATGCCGAGTGATCGCTCGACCACGATGAGTCCCGAAGAGTCGTGACGGAACGCTAGATCCATCCCCGCGCTCGCATGGCGCCCGGTCGGAACGAACGTGGCGCCTGCGAGAACGGCGCGATCGATGGTGTTCGTCTCGAAGAACATCCCCGCGACATCCGAGAGGATGCAGTCAAACTCGCGCAGGGCGTTTGATGGGTCGCGCTCTCGCTCCGCCGCGACCATCGCCACGACATCCGGGTCGTTGTCGCGCATCGTCACCGTCGGCGCCCGCGCGACGAGCGCCGTCGACGGTGCTCCAAAGTTCTTGTCAAACAGCACCGACGTGGTCGACTCCGCAGGCCAGGGCGTCGAGATGAGGATGGCCGACGATCCCTTGATCAGCCGGGGGATGGCCGCGGCGATAATCTCGCCGTCCGACACCATCGATCCCGGGTCGTTCGGCGCGATATACTCGCTCTCGTCGACGATCAGGCTGATGATGCTGAAGCCTCGGATGGCATCGCCGCCCTTGGACTTCGCCGCCGACTCAAAGGCCACGGTCGCCCCGTCGCCTCGCGTGTACTCCAGGCTGTCGGCGCTCGCGGCCACGAGCGTCCAGCCGAGGACACCCGCGGCGCGGTCGCAGAATTCCTTCGCGTCGCGGAACGCAATGCGCGACTGCTTGCTGACGCGGGGCGAGACAATGAACGCCGTCGGCTTGTCGCCCGGGCCGCACTGGCCGAGGTCGGCGTAAGCCATCCTCCAGACCGAGTACGCCGCAGCGAGTAGGGTTTTCCCGGAGGCCCGACCCGCCCGAAGGACGAGAATGCGCCGCACCGCCGAAGGGATGCGCTCCGCCCCCCCGAAGAGGTCGAGAGCGATCGGGCGCAGCTCCTCGGGCAGGTCGATCGGGTCAACGCCGTCGAAGGCAACTCGTCCGTAAACGAACTGAGCCGTCGTCAGCCGAAGGCGAAGCACGGCATCCGCAAACCCAACGAAGGGCAGCGGACGGATCGCCTGAGGCTCCGCGGCGCGCTTGGCGCTAGGTTTGCGAGGACTTGCCCGTGGTGCCACCACGAGCAGGACCGTAGCACGAACCGTGAACTACTGTTCACGTAATCTGCGGTTCACAGTTTTCGGGCGAGGGCGGGGCCTACCGGATGCTCTTCTCCAGGAACCGTCGTACCGCGTCGGCCGTGCAACTCTCCACGCTGTGGAGCAAGCTCACCCGCATTCGGTCGTCGATGAGGTGAGTCAGTTCGTGCCGCCCGATGCGCAGCCCGACGACGTCCCCCTCGGGCGTCTTCTCGCGGATGACGGTAGCCTGCGGAAACGCCTTCTTCCAGCGCTTGACCATGGCGTCGATCGCTGTGCTCATGCCGGGTTTCACGCCCGCCTCCCCTTGCCGCCGATGGACATGAGCCGATCGACGCAGCGCCCGATGCGCCCGCAGATGTCCACCAGGGCCTCGGCCTCTGTGTCGCGGGCGAGGCCATGGATGTCTCCCAGGGCCACCGTGTAGCTGCCGTCGTGGTTGCGAGTGATGCAGAATTCCGGTGGGTCGTAGTTCATGGCAGTTCCCCCTTCTCGCCGCGCTCCCGCAGGGCTCTCCGCAGCGCCACCCTCATGACCTCGGCCCGCGTCCAGCGCGGCCCTTCGTCGTGGCTGTTCAGGCGGTCCGTCCACCTCGCCAGGTCTTCAAACAGATCGGGGGCCGCCCGCAGCAACACCGTTGATTCCTTGAGCTGCACCTTCGCAGAGGCCATGACCATGCGTGTAGCGCACAGTAACGTCATCGTCAACTGCCGTTCACGTAATCCTTGGGATACACCCTGAGCCATCGCTCACACTGACACGGAAAGGCTCTGACCCATGTCTATCGTCACCGCTGCCGACCGGGCCACCTTCGCCGCTGCGAAATGCGACCTCGCGCTGGTGTACGGAGAACACTTCCCCGCGTGGCCTGCGCGGTCAAACTGGTCCCCGCTTCCCTAAGCAGCGCGCCGACTCGCTCAGCGCAAACGCCGTTGGGTCATCGGGAGTCACGTAGCTCGGATTGGCGTGTACCTCGGGCTGAAACAGGGGTTCCAGCTGCGTGAGGAACGCCGCCGACGTGGCGGGGTTCTGTGCCGCCGCGTAGTCCGCATCCGACCGGACCTCGGCCGAGAGGTACCCCCGTGTCACCGGCAGCATCAGCGCGAGCGCCACCGTCCACGGCCCGGTAGTCAGCGCCACAGCATCGCTCGCCGCCGCCACCCACAGCAGCACGCGCACCTTGGACGGAGCCGCCATCGCGGGTTCCACCTTGACCACCAGCCGCTTGATTTCCACGCTCTGGGCGCCCAGTAGCGTTTGTGCCTGATCTAGGGTCGAGGCTGCGTTGTTTAGCGCCATGCGTGTCAAGGTAACACGATTCCTTCGGATTTAGCCACGGGTGTGCCAGAGGCGGTTCCCCGGGTGCGGCCTATCACCCCCATCCCCCCGCGGGTGTTCACCCCGATGCGCGGGCGCACCGGTGCCGCCCTGACATCCGCCTCGAGGTCCGCGCCCACCTGCGCCCGCAACAGCACCAGCGCCTCGTCGAAGGTCAGTCCCGAGCTTGCCGCCAACGCCCTGGCTCGGGTCTTCAACTGCACATTCGCATCCGTGGTCATGTCCGCATCTTGACACGCCCTGGCCTCGCCTGTTACACTTTCGCTCCAGGGGAGCTCCAAGCCTACAGGTCAAGCCTGTAGCTGGTACCCCTACGCCACGACGCCCCCGGTCGCCACCACGCACGGGCCTCGGGACTACCTGGCCAGGCTCGCAGGCGTCAGGCTCGCAGGCGTCAGGCTCCCACGTGCACCCGCGCCTGCATGTACGCCCTGCGCCGGCGTCGCTCCCACGGGCGCCTACGCCTACATGTGCGCAGCGTATGCGCGGCGTATGCGCGGAGATAAAGTTTCCCCCAGGGTGCGCCTACCCCCACCCATGTCAGGAAAAGTGAGGCGGCCCCCCACCTGGTACCACATGTAACCGTAACCAGTAGTTCACACGGCACCCCCTGCGCGCTGCGTCATGGTCCCGGCGAACACTTTGACGGTCGTCAGGGTGTGCGCGCCGTGTGTCACGCGGTCCCCCGAGGCCTGCCAGCGACCAGCGCGGAACGCATGGCCTTACCCTTGAGTCCAGACCCCGGGGTGTAAACCTGAGTTTACACCTCCGGGGTCTGGACTCAAGGGGAACGTGTTGCATCCCCTCGCCACTGCGCCTTTAGGCTCTGGCATGGCGCTGCGGTCGCCCAAGCAGCCACCTGTCTGCGGTGTCGCGGCAGCCACCTGCCACGGTGACCCCGGTCGCCACGAGCCCCCGCAGGCGTCGCTACGACCCGGAGTGTCCCCGTCGCCACCTGTTAAGGAGAGCAAGGCGTACCCGTCCACCGCAAGGCATGAACGAATGGTCACAAGTGAACGAATGGACACGGTGCCAGTGTAGGCAGATGTAGGCAGACAACTGTAACTGAGATGGTTGCAGATGGAAAACTGAGGTGTCAGAAACCCCACACCCTCGCATGCGTAGACACGCGGGGGCGCACGCGAGTCTTATGTGTCATGCTCCTGGCATGAAGCCTCCCGCCGCCGTCCCCCCTTGCCCCGCTCCGGGCTGCGCCTGGTGCGGCGAGAAGGCGCCAACTCAGGTGGCAGACGCGGGCGTGACCCGGGCGCGGTTGGCCCGTTTCTACCTGGAGCACCGGGTCTGCTGCCGCGTGGCCGCTCACCGGCGGTCGATGCTCGGGGGCTGGGGCTGACCCGTGCGCGTCCACAAGCGCGACAGGCCACAGTGCGAGGCTATCCGGCCCGACGGGGGGCAGTGTCAGGCCCGGGTGGTTGCTCTCGACGACGGCACCCTGAGGCGGCGGTGCGTCATGCATGAGGCTGCCGCAGAGGCCCCCCGGCGCGTGGTGACCGCGGAGGTGGCGGCGGCTCGTGCTCTGGGGTTGGCCCGGATGCTTGAGCACGCTGCGCGCCTGCGCGAGGAACGGGCCGCCGAGAAGGCGCGGGTGTCAGGGGTGGCGGCGGCTCATGCGGAAGCCAAGGCGGTCACCTTGGGGCCGAAGGTCCTGGCGTCGGGATGGGCCACGTAGAGCGTGACGTAGTCGACCAGCCCGGAGGCATGGTGCCGCTCCAGAGCCTCCAGAAGGTGATGTGGCGGGCTTGGGCTGGTGGTCTTCATGCCCGACCACCACAGGAAGCGGGCGACGATGGCGGTGAGCTGCTCGCGGGTGGTCATGGCTTCACCGGGGGCACGTAGGGCTTGTAAGGGCCGTGGAGCTCGCGGTGCCCCTCGCACCCGTGGACCCACGTGTGCCAGGACTGGCCGTCCTCCTCGCCGTCGCCGTACTCCTCGTCGATGACCTCGACTGTGCCGTAGCAGGGCTCCGCGTCGTCCCAATCCTCGCGGGCGCAGGCGTCGCCGCAGGCGCAGGGCACCACGGGCGGCAGCGCGGTCACGTTGCCCCCTCCGGCGTGTACCCGCCGCCGTAGCGATGCCCCGCGCAGACCTGGAGCGAGAACCGGAGCCCGAGGTCGCCCTGCTCTGCCGGCTTGAACTCCAGGCGCCGCGCGCCGTAGCAGGGCTCGGCCACGTGCCAACTGTAGGCGCAGAGGTCGGGCGTGACGATGACGGGCGCGGGGCCGACGTAGTTCACGCCGCCTCCGCGTCCGCGTCGTCCTCGGCCAAGATGTTGGCCAGGATGCCGTCGATGTGCTCGTCGGTCGCGTCAAGGGCCTGCTCGGCGGTGAACGCCCGGTCGCGCAGGCGGTTCATGCACGCCCGCATGTCGATGTGGCGTCCGCGGAGGGCGTACCTCGGATTGATGGCGCTCCCGCAGTCGAGGCAGGTGGGGGTGGGCGTGCTCATGATGGTGTCTCCTCGGTCAGTCAACGAAGTACCCCGGCGCCTTCGGGTCGGTGGTCTGCGCGGCGGCGTCGCTCCAGAGCTTCGGCGGGGGCTCGCCGCGGGCGGTCGCGAGCTCGGCGCGGCACTCCTGGAGGCGGTTGTAGGCGTAGTCGAAGCACTGCTCCGCCTCCTGCCGTGAGAGGTCCGCCTCCGCCGCCCGCTTGCCCACCTTGGCCAACTCCAGCGTCATCAGCCCGAGGGCTTCGTATGCCTCGCGGGTCTCGGTGCGCGCGGTCACGAGCATCAGGGCCAGGCCGTCGGCCCGCGCCCCGAGGTGAACGATGGCCTCCATGGCCTCCGCGCGGGCCGAGGCGAGGGCAGCACGCGACTGCTCGAGCATCACCTCCGAGACCATTCGCCACTCGGCCAGGCCCCCCGCTTGGGCGTTGGCGCGTGCTGCGTCGGCTTGGGCTTCGGCGAGCTGAGCGCGCAGGGCTTCGATGCAGGAGCGCAGGTCTCCGCTGGCGCTGCTCACCCTGGCCTCCCGCGCAACCACTCGGCCGCGTCGAGCGTGAGCCACAGCGGTAGGTGGTAGGCCAGAAGCAAGGCGGTGAGGGCGGTGGCGAGATCCGCCTCTTCGGCGCGGGTCATGCCAGGGGCCCCGCCTGGGCCGCTCGCACGACGGACATCGCGTCCGCGAGCCGAAGGGCGGCGCGGCCACGATCGGTCATCTCATAGACCCGCCGTTGCGGTCCTACCGCACCTTCCGGGCGCGGCTCTTGGCGGGATACCGCCAGCCCCTTGCGCTCGAGGCGCTGGAGCGTGACGTAGACGGTGCCCAGCTTGATCTCTCCCCAGGAGATGTCGTGGAGATCCTTGCCCGAGAGCGTTCCTCGATCCCGCAACAGAGAGAGTATGTTGACCTCCATGGGGCTCGGCTCGCGGAGCGTCGCCGCGGGTAGGCAGTTCATCGCTTCCCCCGTGTCAGCTCGCACAGCCGCGCTTCGGCGTCGGCCCAGGGCACCGGTGCGCCGCCCACGTGCTCCCGGCAGCCAAGGGCCATCCCGTAGCGCGCCGGGCCCCAGTGCGTCGCCTTCGGGCCCATGACGCCATGCTCCTTGTGCCCGCACTCAGGGAGCGCCACCAGCAGCGCGACCGCGGCCGAGCGCAGTGCGTCGTACTCGTCGAGTAGCATCTGCTCGTGCCGGGTCGCCTCCGAGTACAGCTCGCCCATCCGGTTGAACTCCATCTTGCCGCGCTCGACCTCCCCCTCGAGCTCCCGGCACCGCCGCGCGAGGGCCTCGTAGCTGTCGCCGTCCACCACGCGCAGCTTGAGCAGGGCGTCGTACGCGGCGCCCAGCGTGGCCGCGTGCGCCTCGGCTTTCTCCGCCCTGGCGCGCTCCATGCCCGTTTCGAGCTGCCACCACACCGCGTCGTGCTCGAAGGCGGCGCCCTCCGCCGGGGACAGCTCCGCGATGGCGGCGTCGAAGGCGCCGGGCTCGGGGCATGTCCACGCGCCGATGATGGGCCTGTGCTCGCCGTAGACGCTCCCCACCTGCCCCGGCTCGTTCGATCCCGAGCACGGATGCAGGTGGTGCGTCGCGCGGGGGCACCGCTTGTTGCCGCACTTCGGGCAGCGCACCATGCCGCGGAAGACCTCACGGCCCAGTTCCCTGGACACGCGGTCGAAGCAGGCGTGGCAGTCTGCGAGCGCGAGGTCATCGTCCGCGCTCATCGCCCGTCCTCGTCCGCTCGCGCCGCGGCCTCGCCCTGCTGCCGGAAGCCCTCGCGGCGGCACTCGGAGAGAGCCTCCCACAGCACGGGTCGCCAGATGGTGTCGCCGCACCCATCCACCCACGCCACGTGCGCCACATAAGCCGCTCGCCCCACGCGCTCGCGGCGCTCGGGGGACCACGCTTGCTTGATAGGGTCGGTCCCGCACGACCCGCCATGCTCTCTGTCCTTGGAGCACCACCAGTTATTGCAGCGTTCGCTCACTTCGCCCCCTCCCCCGCCGCGCCCTGGGGACGAGCGGGATGGCAAGGGCACTCGCAGAGGTGCACTCCCTTGCCGAGGTTCACGTACTCCGCGCGCCTCGGCGACTGGCACGGGCAGCATCGCGCGTGGACGGCGGCGCGGCGCTTGGCTTCGAGCCGGGCGTAAAGCGCGTCCACGTCTTGCCAGGAGAGGCTGGGGTTCTCGAAGCGCAAGCGCTGAATGCCAGCCTCGCGCGCGGCCTTCTGCTCGTAGTGTCGGGGGTTGAAATCCTCGGGGTCGCTCATGACTCGATCGCTCCTGTCCGCCCCTCGCCATGGGGCCATCGCATCCACTTCGCTTGACGAAACCGGCTACCGAACGGCGACCAGTCGGCGTCGTGCTCGTTGACGAAGCGCCACTCCACATCGCCCGGCGGCGCGTCGTGCGCAGCCAGGATGCGCGCCTTCGCGTCGTCCTCGTCGCGCGCCAGGACCGCGGCGCAAAAGATCGGGTTCGCCCCGTCCTCGCCATCCTCCTCGCCCGAGATCCACCACGGCCCGTGCCACTCCCACGGCCCGAGGGCGCGGCCGTACCAGCTCACCCAAAACGGTTTCCTCTCGCTCATCGCTCCCCCTCGGGCCGCGCGCCCTGGGCCAGGGCGGCCGGCGGCTCGGGGGTGTACATCCCGTACCAGTGCCCACTACATAGATGCGGTATCTCCCCGCCGTTCTTGGACACGTCTTCGTCCACGCCCACTTCGCCCCAGCAAGGCTCGTCTTCTCGGCCCGCGTACTTGCACAGGGCCCGGCAGCACACCGGCGCCCGCAGCCGGGCCAACTCGGCGCGGGCGTCCTTCAGTTCGTAGCGCAGGTCTTGGATGTCGCCGTAGCGCCGGCTCGCCACGTCCTGCGCGGCGACCAGCTCATCGCGGGTCGCGTCGCGTTCGTCGAGGGCCTCAAACC